ACCCTGTCTTATCAATCCAAACAGGTCTACCACGAAGTGTAGTATCTTTTGTTTTACTTCTAGGTCTAGGTTTAGGAACTAAACTACTATTCATTATTTACTTTATCCCTTAATCTAGTTAAAGAACGTAAAGCACGTATCTCACCTTGATATCTAAATATTTCTGCAGGATCGTCTAGTTGCTCTATTTGTTTATGTGCAAAGCCAATACGAAAATACATCTCATCTAGCATTGCATCCCACTGTGGTTTATTATTTACCACTAGTTTTAGGTTGCTCACTGTACTGGTGCTCCTTGGTTATTAGCTGCAAATCCTGGCTCTCCAGGTTGTGGTACATTACCAGTACCTATAGTTGCTCCACCTGCCCCAGTTGGATCTTCTGCTTGAGCACCTGCTGGTGCTTGACCTTGTTGTTGTTGAGCTTCAGGTGGTGCAGCTTCAGGATTTTCTTGTCTAAATTGTTTTAATATCTCAGCTTGTATTGCAGCATCAGATAAAGAATTAACAAGTTTATCTGGATCAAGATCCATTGATTTACAAATTTCTCGAATAACATAATCCATTCTAGCAAATGGTGCAAGCACTGGGTTTTGCACAACTTGTAAAAACTGCATTAGTCTTTGGCTACGAACTTCATTTGCCATAAGACTTTCGGTTCCTCTAGATTTAATTTCTAAATCACCTTTAATTTCTGGATCATAATCAAACTGCATATTAAAGCTATAAAAAGCTTTTGCTAATGGGCTTAGTAAATAATCATCCACATTTTTGACAACATTACGTATGCTGCCGTTAGCAGCAGACATAAGCATACTGATTCCAGAAGCAGTACGCCCCACTCCTTGAACTCCTGTTTGACCATGTGCAAAAGATGGGAAACCTGTTGATTCATCTGCTAATACCCTTGCTTTATCGAACATCTGCATGTTCTCGTTAGATACGTTAGGAAACTTTGTTCCAAAAATAGCTTGCCCAGGAGCACCGCCTTGTCTTCTAAATACTTTTCCTGGATATACAGATAGATCTTGACCTGGAGTTAGATTAGTTTCGTCTACCTCTATTAACATATTACCTGACAGTGCAGCATTATCTACTGCCATACGCATAAAACCATTCATAAGAGTTTGCGTATCATCCATATTTTCTGCTAAACCAATACCAAAAAGATTGTAAGGGTTTATTTCATATGGTACTGCATAGTATGGAATAATTGCAGGTGTAAAAGGATTAATAACTAAACGTAAAACTTGATTGTTACAAACCCAAATATTTACACTAACTTCATCTAAATCTTTAAATTCTTTTGGTATATCTACATTATGTTCTTTTATAATGTCAGTGTCTACATTACCCCAAAACTCAAGAACCTCATATCTTTCTGGATTTGTTTCTTGAGCATCATCTTCCATTATTTGTTCCCACCACTCTTTAGTGTAGGACTCACCAAGTTTAATTGCATTGTCTATAGAATTGCTTCTAAAAAAAGGTCTGTTTTTTAAATTTCTTATTTGTGACCTAGACATTTTATGTCTTTCAACGACATACTCTGCCTCATCCATATTTGCTGCGTCAGGATCTGGATAAAAATTCCAAATAGATACAGAAGAAGTTTGGGGTATAGTTTTAAATACAGGACTGTACTCACCGTCCTCTGACCAACTAGGGTATTCTTTATCTATTGCAAATGGGCCTTTCATAATACCAGTGCCAAACAATGCAGTTTCAAATGCTGCTACACGTAGTTGCTTATTAGCATTTGATTCTTCTAGTTGGTCATGTATCTTCTTTTCCATTTTCTTAGCTGCAATCATAGCAGGATGTACAGTTATCTGAGTTGCAGTCGTTCCTGGCCCTTCTTTAATTATCTCAGTTACAGGAGATAATTGATCTTCTAATCCAGCAAGTCTTTCTTGTACCTGTTGATAAGTTTCACCTGGAAGTGGTTGCATATCCTCTTTAGTTATACCTGAAGCTTTTTTAAGATTTTCATCTGTTTCAAAATGTACAGACTCTGCAACACCTTCAGGAAGTGTTGTGGGTTCTATTGATATTGGAAACTTATTATTACCAAAGAGAACTTCTACAATCTGCCCATAAGCAGCAAGAACTTTTGTTTTAGTTACTTTAACAAACACCCTAGATTTTTCTGTAGAAGTAAATTGTACATCTGGCCCATACAAACCACGATAGTTACGGTATGCTTTTACCCATCTTTGTTCTTCTGTTTCTCTAGCTGTAGATGCTTTTTTGTATTTATCTTGAATTAAACCAACAATAGTTCCAACAAGAGGATCTGTGTAAGAATCTTCTTTGCTATCTTCTATTGCAGTAGAATCTGCAGAATCCATTGTTTCTTCAAAATCTTCTTCCATTATTGGTTATCCTTTATTGTTTTCCAAGGTCCATTATCAAAATCATATTGTTCTTGACAATTAGGACAACTATTAAATTTATCTGTATTATAATTTATAGAACACTTTGGGCAAGTTACAATCATCTTAATACCCAAAAGTAGTATCGCTTATTTGAAATCCAGAACCTTCTGTAGGTGCAAAATCAAAAAGATTACTACGTGGTCTAGTCATTATACCATATCTCAAAGCATCGTAAAGGTGATCTTCAGCATTTGTATTTACATCTTCTGGATTAGTTTTATCTAATGGTAGTGCAGGTAATTGTGAAATTAAATTTTTACAATTATTAAATATAACTAATCTTGGTTCTTCTGTAAAATCATCTACTTGCAATCTTCTATGTAATTCGTTTTTACCTGCTACACGAGAACCTTTTGATCTGTCAGATGGCCTCCAACGGCAACCTTTAATAATCATTTGTTCTGCTAGGCTAGGTCCAGTATCACCACGTTTATGCCATAAAGAAGAGTCAAGTACCCCGTATCTTATTTTATCACCTTCTTCTGCTGCCAGAACTAAATCTGCTAGATCTGTAGCAGTAACTTTAGATACGTACATTTCTCTATATACGACAAGTTGTTCATCTGGAGTTACAGCAAACCATAGAACACCTGTATGAGAACCATAACCATAATCACATGCTCTAAACTTTACCCAGTTATTTGGTATATCGTAAGGATTTATTACATGTATCTTACGATTAAACTCTGGAAATGCAGCACCTTCGTTTACATCCCAGTTACCTTCTAGTAGTTGTTTTCTTTGATGTTCTGGTAACGAAAGCAAGTTAGCTTCGTACATTCCATCTTCCGCTAGGTATGGGTTATCAAACAAAGTGGCAGGTATAAACCTTCGTTTAAAGAGTGGTTCACCTTCTTTAGTATGACCTTTAGGCCATACGATTGTTTCACCTGTTTCATAGTCTTGTGCCCAAAAACTCTTCTTTGGTACTTCTGGGTCTATAAATGTTTTCTTTACCCACTGGTGGCCTGGACCCCCAGGGTTACTAGTAGCTCTCATATATAAAGGAAGACCACTTGCTTTTGTAGCACGTAGTCTTGATCTCATATAATTCCAAGGATAAGGGCTAGGCCATTGTGTAAGTTCATCAAAACCAATCCAGTTAAAGGCTTGACCCTGATATCGCATAACATCGTCATCTCTATCTAAATAAGACATCCATAGTGTTGCACCAGATGGTGCTACCCAAGTCTTATCCCTTTCCATAAACTTAATACCTGGAACTGCTTTAGGATATAGTTCCTTAGAAATAGAAACAAGTTCTCTTAGTTCCTCTGTACTTCTCCTAACCAACAACATTCTTGCATGTGGGTTATTAAAATATCTTACAGGATCTACAACTAAACTATAGCTTTTACCACCACCTGCAGATCCACCATATAAAACTTCTTGTTCTGTTGACGACAAAAACTCTGTCTGTGGGCCTGGGTTAGGTTTAAAAACAATCTCTTGAGGTGCAGATTCTTCTACCTCATACACCAGAGGCTGTTCTAAGTTCTTTTCCACCGAGTCTTTCTGCTTCAAGCTTCTTCGCTTTTTCGAGGGCTTTTTTGTATTTTTCAGCAAGGTGGCGTTGGTTTGCAGCTTCTCTCTGACGTTTTCGCTCAATGGTAACTCTTTTCATTAATCCTACATGTGATATATATCTACCTGATTGTTCACTTAACCAAGCAGATACATCTCTGTAGCTATATTGTTTTAGATACTTTTTTGCTTCTTCTAACAAATTTAATTCATTTGATATAGGAAGTAATATATCAGGATCATTAGGATCTTGCTCATACCCAAATGGAACATGTCTGCCGACTCTTACAACAGACCTCCATTCAAACTCTTCCCCTTTTTCTGGGGCTGGAAGTTTCCATGTTTTAGTTATTTTATTCATCTTTTGGCGGTAAAATAAAAAGTGGACTTGTGGTAGCTACTTCTACTTTATCAGTAGCTTTAAATCCACCCCGATCTAAAATATCTTTTGCTGCTGCCATTTTTTCTTTATTACCTAAATCAGTAGGGCTTTCCATAATTTGTCTCATAGAAAAAGCAGCTTTAGTTGCAGTAGAAGCAATAAACTTTTTAGTTCTTTCTGCTATCTCTTCCTGTAATGCATTAACAACAGATGAAGTTGCTACATTATCAGAATAGCCAGCCATTCTTTTAGCTGTAGCAAAATCACCATTTGCATCTTCAAACAAAACATTTAAAAATGTTTCTTGTTTTTCTGTGAGGTTACGATTCATTTTCTTTTCCTTACAGTTCCACCTTTTGCGGCTCTAAAGGTTTTGGTTTTTTTTGCAATTTTCTTAGGTTGAGCCACATGCTGCTTACCTGCCTTAGTGCCTTTTCGTTTTGCTCTGGAAGTGGCTGCGTACTCACTAGCACTAAGAGACTTAATAGCCGCAGTAGGTAGGTAACGTTCACCAGTAGCTTTAGAGCCTTGCGTAGATGGTTTACCACTTTTGGTTCTCCATTTTTGTTTTGTCCAAGACTTTAAACTTTTTTGTGATTTAGATAATGCCATCTAGCAACAATCACACTCTGGATTACATTTACGGTTTAGTAAAGCACACCAAAGTCTTTTTAAGTATCTTCTCATTTGTATCCTCCACCTTTTGCTTTATATTGCTTTGCAACCATTTGAGCTTTTCTTGCTGACCATTGTCCAGGTTTTCCACCTTTACTACCAGCTTTTACTCTAGCTACTAGGTTTTTACGCATAGTAGGTTTTGTATAGTTTCCTGCTGCGTTAACTGTGCTTTTCTTCTTCGGCATATATAACTCTCCTTATATCGCCTCTTCCTATACCTATATCGTTTAGATCTTTATCACTCATCATTTGCAGTATTCTAAAGTCTGCACGTCTTTGTTGGGCGATCTCATGCTTTTTCCAAGCGTTTTTAAAAAATTGTTTAATACTCATAACTATCTCCTTTGTATTACCTTTGTTAGGCAGGAGTAGTTTTACATATTTATTTATAACATACTACAGACAATATTGCAATGCCGTTATGCAGTAGGTTGATAGTATTCTTCTCCAGATACTATTATCTGAAAATCAGAACTGCTTTCTTCAAAACCAATTATTTTATCACCTTCAGCTAAAGCAAGAAACGAACCAGCTTCTATTACTTTTTCATTTGTACTTGCTGCCAAACTTACTTCATCTACAATACTATGATAAGTAGTTGTAGCTGCTTCATACCACTGTAAGCTATATTTTTTAGCACCTGTTGCACCATTTGATACATGCAAAAATTTTACCAGTGAAATAAAATTATTAGGGCAAGTGTATATTACGTCACCACTTGCCCCACCTGATGTAGCAGATAAGTCTTTAGCTTTTGAAAAATATTTAGCTGAAGAAAGTATAGCCATTTAGAAACTTATCTTTGCACCCATTGTGATATCACCAAACTCAAAGTCTGCATCTGATGATACTTTAGTGTATGTTGTCATGCCTTTCCACACATACTCAGCTTTCCAATCTACACCAGTAAAGATATCACCATTATTTTTC